ATGGAAAGATTATCATTAATGGACATTACCGGGCAGGAGTCCGGAATAGTCGTATATGACGATGAAGTCATCGTTACAAATTGGAGCCAGTACGACCCGGACAGGCTGCCGGCAGTATTTGCCGGAGCCGTTATCGCATGGCCGCAAGATGGACCCCTAGAAGTTGCCGAGGAATGGCATATTGACGATGTGCGAGACGCATTGCCCGGCAAGATTGTAAGGTTTGGAAAAGACGAGATCGACGTGGAGGGCATGACAATACTTGCAGATGATTACGGCGACATCCCTGCGCTATGGGGATTTGATATCGGGGCCGGCGCATATATCGACAGAGATACAGCCAGAAATCTCGTCCCGACCCCCGGAATGGTCTACCGCCTGGAAAATGCAATCGTGATTGCGCCGGACGGATGGTGCTAATTAAGGGAGGAGAATTGAGCATAAAAATGGCAGAAAATAAAAGACATGGTGGCAAACGTGAAGGTGCAGGAAGGCCGCCGGCGGAAGATAAGCGCATATCTCGATCCATAAAATTCAGTGGCGTGGAATGGGAGATCGTGAAGCAAAAGGCCGATGCTGCCGGGAAGACGATAAGCGACTACATCAGAATGAAAGCGCTGGAATCATAGAGAAGACTAACTCTCAAAAAAACAGAAAAGCCGGGTTTCCCCGGCTATCTTATTGAAGTCCGATCCGTGTGGCCACATAGGCAAGAAGAAGAATAGCTGCCCAATCCGTTATCTTTCCGGTGATTCCTTCCCATTTGCGGGCGGGCTTCTCTTTTAGGTCCTTAAGATCGGACTTGATTTCGGCCATTTCTTTTTCAATTCGTGTTAAAGTTTGCTGTATCAATGCAAAATTTACATTACCATCAGCAAGCCGCGCCTCGTGCTGTTCAAGCTTTGCTCGCATCTCAAGCACAGTATCACACGGGCATTTCTTTTCCTCTACCATCGGCGCCCTCCTATTTTGATTCAATATCTTCTTTATCGTTTTTCTTGAAAAAATAGGTTATTATAGCCCCGTAAGATGCCGAGTATAACGCCACAATTTCAGATGATGGATTCCAGCTCCCGGACAACAACATGATCATACCGTAAGTCATTGCGAGCGTCATGAGCGATTTTACTTTAATAAGGTTTGCAAGGTTTTCAAAAAATTTATTCACTTCTTTCCCTCCTATCTGTAATCCGTTACCCGGAAAACTGAACCTGACTTAAATCGATTTGGATCATCGTTGCTGTCAAAGTGTAAGAATGTTTTATAGATGCTGACGCCGCCAATCACACCGTATCTGGTGCAGATTGATTTCCAGGCACCTATAAGCCGTTCTCTTTCAACGGTCGTTAGGTTTGGCAGCGCAATATCCGTTGCCGTTCCGTCAAGGTGGCATGAATTGATACTGCCACCGACAGATGCATTGAACGAAGGAGTCCGATACCAAGAGTTGACCGTCATGGGCTTGCCCCAAAAGTCCCTTAGTTCCTGCATCATCAGGGCGTGCCTCACAACCTTTTCGGTCAGAACCAATTTGATATCCTCTTTTGCCTTGTTGTTTGCCATTTCTTTTAGAGTAAAATTTTTCACAAGCCTGTCGGTATCGTTGATGACCATGATTCCACCACCCCCTATATGAATTGCAACGCGTATCCGCAGTTGATTCCGGTCTTGATCTTGGCGAAACTCTCTTCGCCATTCATTGAGGCCAGGCCGCCGCCGTCCAGCATGATTGCAAAGTCAAACTGCATTTTTTTGCAGAATTCATTAACCTCTGCTGCCGTCATGTTTTTGCAGTAGACACCGTAAACCATGCCATTTTTCACACCTAAAACAATGTGGTCTGTTTTATATGCCACGGTATTATAAAAGTCTGATGAGCCGATCTTCTTAAAGCCCTGCCCGGACGGATTCCACATATCGAGGAGGCCGAATCCGCCTATAGCCCATTTTGTACCTTTGGGAAGGTCTTTCGCGTATCGGTATTCCCCGTGCCCGATAGTGCCATTTTCCAGTCTGTAGATCACTGCTTCCGGGTATCCGGCCCACGCTCTGCATGCCTGGTCGAAGATTACCTTTCCGGCGTTGACCAATATGGAACATGGGGTTTCTGCTCTAGGATAAGTGAAACTTCCAAGCATGGAGTTTTTAAAATTTTTCAAAGGACCTTTCGGATTGAACGCAATCAGATCCTTTGCGATGATCGTCGGCATACCATAGATCTTCAGTGTCACGGGAAAGCAGTCCGCCCCTACTTTAATCGCAAGGTCGCTCATGGTCTGGCAGCCGATTATCGCGTTCGGATATGCGTCTACTGCCTTTTGTATAGCTGTGAACATTCTTTTTTCGCATTCGGTTTCGTATTTTATATCTTTCACCCGATCACCCCCAAAACGCTCAGATTTCAACAAAAAAACGAGGCTCTATTTCGCGTTCTAAGCCACGAAAATGAGTCCCGCAATAGTCTAATACCTTTAATTTAAGCGGCAAGGGCTGCTCAATGCCTACGGCACGAGCAACCCTTGTAATGCTATTCAGCCATCAGTTCGCGGACGTATGCATCATCCACTTCAACCAGCTCTCTTGCCTGATCCGGAGTTAGACGCTCGCCAGTAAGCGTGTTGAAATAGCCATTCGCATCTTCACCGATAATCGTCCCGCCGCTCTGTATTGCGCGGTCCTTTGCGAGCTTTAATGCTTCCTCATAAGTTCTCGCCATATGCTTTTACCTCCCTCTTATAAAATAAAAAAACAGCCTGGATTGGCTGTCATATACGATTTTGCGTCGGAACTTAATCAACACTAGGATCGTCAACTGTCGGAGTATCGCCCCAAACAGCAAATATCGCTGTCTTGTATGGCTCCGATACTTCGGCTTCTACCTGCGCCCTTCCCGATGTACTGTTTATGTATGCTCTGCGCCACGGTTCTCCTACGGGCAGTTCCTGACTTTCCGCCATAACATAATTCTGTTTTTTCAGGCTTACGCTGTCTTGTGTAAGCATATCAAGAGTGATTCTTTCGACCATTATTTATTCCTCCTCTAATTCGTTTCATAAGTCGCATTAATGTATAATGCACTTGTATTACTAATGATTGCCGCCGTAGGTGTCCCTAGTGCCCCATTAACGGTTATATAGTTTAGTCTTATGGTTGGATTGTTTGGCAAAATTGAGCCTACTAAATTATCCTGATTTACATTTTCACTTACTATTAAATTTCTTATTACATAATTAGCATTTGAATTTGGCGTAAAAGGTAGCCCATTTATATTTAATCCTCCCGCCATCGTAGCGTCTTTTGCAGATAAAACTAATTGACATACAACATGAACCTTTTTGCCAACTTTATAATACTTTCCGTATCGAATAGTGTAAGTATGATTATATGTACCAGAACTCCCCACTAAAGTTGGTGTCCAATCCCCCTCTTCAACTTTCAATCCATGCGCCCCGTCAGAGTCTGTTATCAAGTCTGCCGTGTGAGTGCTGATTAAGTCGCCAAGTTCTTTGCCTTTGGTGGCGTCCAATGCTTGCCCTGGAACTGTAATGCCCAGGCTGTTTGCAATTAACGGACGCCAGGTATATGTTGTGACTTCATCCACGGTGATTACTGCAGTACATACAAAAATTTCTCCGGTTACCGTATTAAAATACCGCTGGCCCAATTCGCCAACGGTATCTGTTGTGGGATCTGACGTGCCAGTTTTATGGCTTTTTCTTACGGCAGCGTCAATTTGAGAACCTGTAAATTCACTTCGATATGCCATATTTCACCTCTCCTTAGTAATACACAATGATGAATCCATCCCCGCCTTTTGCACCCTGCGAGCCATCTCCGCCTTGCCCTGGCGTACCAATTGCAAGTCTGTAATCTGCTGTGCCATCACTTTCACGCGCTCCACCAGCACCACCGCCACCACTTCCACCGTGGCCGCCATCCCCTCCGTTGCCTCTACTTGCAGCCTCTGGTGATGGTGGGGTTACACCGTTAGCGCCATCTCCTGAGTGCAGATAATCTTTTCCTGATATTGCAGGTTCGATCCAGTTGTCTCCACCATTCAAACCGTTCGTATTAAATGCAGCTCCGGAACCACCGCCGCCACCAACTCTGTATACATCATCATGTAATCCGCCAGCGCCACCGATCCCACCAAAAGCAGGTGGTAAATCGCCTCCATTTTGACCATTTCCAGAATATCCGCCATCTCCCCCATTAGCAGCCGATACTCCATCAACACCATAAAAGGCGTACGCCGTACCTGTCATTATATCTATGTACCCATCGGTGGGGATGGATCCAGTTAAAGAACTATATGAACCGAATGTAGAGTCAGTCCCAAGTGCACCAAGTTCGCCATGCAGGCCTCCTATTCCACCTGTGCCTATTGTATAATTCATTACCTCACTTGGAGTAACACTGATTAATATATCTAAGATGCGTGATGGAGAACCCGCTTTGCCGCCTTCTCCACCTCTACCGCCTTTTCCAGGCTCCCATCCGTCAAATACCCTTGTAGCTTCTCCACCGTCCTCTCCATCGTATCCACCTTGACCGCCTTGTGCACCAGATGCTAATACTATACGCATTTGTGTTATTCCTTCAGGAACGACAAAGACTCCGTTTTCTGTGAACATTTCTCGATGTTGAAATCCCGTAATTGCTCCGCTAGGCTTATATCCTATGCGAAATTCGCTGGATGCTTTCAGGAAACTGCCGAACGAAATGTCCATTTTTTTGATGATTGCGCTTTCATCTAAAAGAGTGTAAGGGTTGGTTACATCAACAACATCGCCTGGTCTTTCTTGCCCGAAAAGAACATCACCGGTTATTATTTTTGAGACCTTAATAGCATCAAACAACTTTTCTGCGACCGCTTTAGAGTTTAGCGGGCTTATTAAAGTAGCATCGGTGACCCTTACTATATTATCCTCCGACGCACCAACGAGTGTTCCGACCGTAACTTGTTTTGTATTATGCAGGTACCGCTTGCCAGTTAATACTACTGCTCCTGCCCCCTGTACTACTGCATGATTTGCAGAACTTGATATGATCGTTCCGCCTGATATAGATAGTGAATGAACAGGTTCTGGGAATAAAATGATTTCTTCTGTGATAAAAGTATCATTATATAGTTCGATCGTTTCATCGCTTTCCGAATAATAATGCTCGGTTACCTGGATTGCTTTCTTTGGTGCAATTGTATTAATGCCGGCGCCAACTACTAACCTATCAATTAGAATCGCGCCCTTTGTGTTTGAGTCTAATGTGCTTATTCGTATCGATCCGTTTGAATTATTTCTGACAGCGATACTTGTGGCTATGGTTATCTGTTGCAAGTTGTTCCTTTTAGTGTCATAGGGCAACCAGCCATAAATTTTTATATCTGCAACGGCAGGATCGATATTATAATCAATCCCGGCCAGTATTTCAGCGAGGATCTCCGATAATGGTGTGCCGGAATATACTCCACCAGGATGTATCGAGTTATCTAATAAGCCAATCGCAGAAACGCATTCAATATCAAAAATAGAGCGTCCAACACGCTCTATTTTTTGTGCGTATGTTTTGTTTATCAACTTCCCTTCAAAATAATATTTGACCGGCGCATAATCGGCATGGTCAGCGTAATCTTCTTCGTAAAATACTTCCCCATCACTTGTTAAAAATAACTCGTCGTCAGACGTATAAAATTCCTGCCCATCGGCCAGAATAAATTCTCCACTTGTATCTACGACCACTCTAAAAGAAAGCGTATCGGTAGCCAGGCTCTCTCCTGATAGCGCATGCTGCATAATGCAATTCCCGGATACAATATCTGAATCCGTAAACGTCGCAATGTCACTAAACTCAATTCTGTGCCTCATTTTATTTCTCCTCAATCGTTAAAACGACTCCCTTTTGTAGGGAGTCGCTCCAGAATTGCTTTGAGTGCGTATTAAAAACCATCTTTGCTGTAGTTAGCGTGGCCTTGGCTTCTTTCGTCACATAGTCGTTTTCTGTTGGATCAAAGTATTCAACCGTTTTGCAGTTCTGGCAAGCATTAATAATAGCGGATAACCGTTCTGCGGTCATGGGTAATAGTTCTGTCGTTATTACAGCTTTATAAGCAAGTACATCTTCATGATATTTGCCATCAAGTGTATAACAGCTATTTGCGCCTAGAACTGGCTTATAGGCAACACTGTACCCGCGCTTCGGCAAGTAAGATGAGAAATCTACGCCGTCAATCTTTAATGTTAATATCATGCCAGACCTCCTGCCAGGATCCTGCCCCTGATCTTGTCTTCATTTTTCAGTGGATCGTAAATTTGTCTTGCTATCACTTTGCTGTCCAAATTAATTACCAATTCGATCGGCTGTGAACTTGTCTGTGATAAAATGCCAGCCAGTCCATTAATGAATCCAATATTATCGGTTGCTTGATATTGCCCTGTCATCGTTAAATTTGTCGGTACACTGTCATTAATCAGTTTTGATACATTCTGCATTTCGGCACCAAAGCCTTCTCCGAGTCCTTCTGCCATAAATTTTCCTATGCCTGCAAACACTTTAGAAGGCGAACTTATGCCCAAGATACCTTTTATGTTATCTGTGATGCCAGAAAAGAAGTCTTTAACTTTATCGGATAACCATGAGGCCATCGATTTTATGCCTTCCCAAATGCCCTTGACAACGTCTTTTCCGATCTCCTTTATCTGTTTCATTCCATCAGAAAAAGCCTTCACGATTGCGCTTATTAACTCCGGAACAGCTTTTACGAGATCCGGTATAGCCTTAATCAGACCTCCGGCAAGTGCGATTATAATCTGTAAAGCTACGCTTATGATGAGAGGTAAGTTTTCAATTATTGTAACAACAATTTTATTAATTACTTCTACGATCTTAGGCACAAGCTCTGGTAATGCCTCGACTATCCCGTTTGCGAGTGCTGTGATCAACACAAATGCCGCGTCGATGATAAGAGGTAAATTTTCAATTAATGCATCAACTATTGTCAACATCGCCTGTACTGCAACCGGCATAAGTTCCGGGAGCATTCCTAATATGGCGTCTAAAACCTCTTTAAACAAACTTGTTACTGTCTCCAATAAAACCGGCAATAATTGTCCTATTGCCGGTAACATGGTCCCTATCGCGTTTGGTAATGCTTTTGCAATATGTTCTATCACTGGCACAACGTTATTAACCACATTCCCGAATGCATCTTTTAAGTTATTTGTGAGTTGTTCCATATCGGCATCAGACGTTCCCAGACCAACAATCCAGTTTTGCCATGCCGATTTCATGGCATTTAATGATCCGGTAATTGTTTTTTCTGCCTCTTGCGCCGTCGTTCCTGCAATCCCCATGTTTTCCTGGATTACATGAATTGCCTCAACAACATCCGCGTATGATGATATATCATACTTAATACCAGATATCTTTTCGGCGTCCTTCAGCAGCCTTTCCATTTCCTGTTTTGTGCCGCCATATCCAAGTTTGAGATTATCGAGCATAGTGTAATTCTGCTTGGCAAACCCTTGATATGCGTTTTGAATCAATGCCATATCAGTGCCCATTTTATTTGCATTGTCTGACATGTCTGTAATAGCCATATCTGCGTATTCAACGGCTTTTTCTGTATCACCGCCGAGCGATGATATCAAACTGGCCGAAAAGCTGGTAACCGTCTCCATGTAGTCATTAGCCGATAACCCCGCTGTTTTATAAGCATTCGCAGCATATTCCTGCATTTTCGCTGATGATTCCTTGAACAAAGTGTCTATACCGCCGACTAACTGTTCATAGTCCGCATATGATGACAGAACGGCTTTTCCGAGCTGTGCTGCCGCAACTAAAGCCGCCGCCCCGACAGTAGCCATTGTCGCTGCTGTAGCCTTTAACACACCACCAAAATTGCTGAATTTGCCGCTGGCTTCATCTGCATTTTTACCAAAATTTTTTATAGCTTCTTCGTTCTCTTTAAGAGCATTTTCCGTTTTTGCGAGTTCTGCCTCGGCTCTATTTAATGAAATTTGCCAGTTCTTTGTCTTTGTATCGTTTTCCCCGAATTCCTCTGCGGAGCCGGCAAGGGCAACTTTCAATGTATCGATTTTCTTTTTCTGTTCCTCGATTTGCTTATTATAGACTTCCGATTTTGCTTTCAAAGCGTCCATGCTATTTGCGTTAGTGCCGAATTGAGCAGTAACTTTTCCCATTTCGGAGCCTAATACAGCTAAGTCTTTATTAATGTCAGATATGGCCTTTTTAAATTCTTTTTCTCCGTCCAGAGCTATGCCTGCCCCTATTTTCATTTGCCCTGCCATTCCTGCTCACCTCCTAAAAAGGAATTATGTCATCTATTGTTTTAGGCTCTTCGTATTGTCCGTGTTCTTTCTGATATTCCGTATAAAGTAAAACTAGTTTTCTCAAAGTCATGCGCCATACCTCACGTTCAGAATATCCGAGTAATGTTTTTCCTATAAACAAACAGCGAGCGACGTTAAATTTCTCCGTCACTCGCTCTCCCCGTTTGGGATTTCATCCCCTTCTGTTTCCGGTAAGCTTGATGAAAATGCCTTTAATACCGTACTCATGATTTCCCGCATGTTGTTTGAATTTATATGTCTGCCTACGAAACGTTCATCCACATGGGCTTTTTCTTCTCCCATTTCATCCTTTATGCAGTCTATGTCCTCATTTATCAGCAAGGTTAAAAGATATTTCAAATTTTTGAACCTTGTTTTGCTGTCGTCAAACAGTGTTTTTAAATCCTCAATGGGCATATCGAAATGATCTTGTATATCATCTATCGCGTTAAGGGTAAACCGTAATCCATATTCTTCTTTTCCGAGTTTTATTTTAGTCCCCTTTGGTCTTAAGTCACTCATTAATCACACCTCCATAAAAGTGAAAGGGCGAGATATCTCGCCCTCATTCAACGGTGATATAAAGTTCAAGTATGTCGCTATTCGCATGTTCCGCCTTTGTCGCTACCGCCTTGATACATGTATTGCTCGGATCGGCAAGCGCAATAGGATCAGAATACAGCGTTCCATTCGTAGCAGATGGGATTGTGCCGTCATCCGTGTAGTAGATAGCTGCGCTGGCAGTAGCACAGGTTAGAACAACGTTCTGAGCACTTGAATAGGTTCCAGACTTGACCGATGATACGACAGGAGCGCATTTGTTTGCCAGTCCGCATTTTCCATCCAGCCAGGCTTTGGCGCCCGCCTCAGTAGAAAATGTTGCTTCATCTTTCCACTTACCGTCCGCGGCCAGCATAATTGTTCCTTCAAGTGTCTGAGTGAGAAATTCTACATTTTCGCCTTTGGTCTGCATCTCGTCTGATGGTTCAGCAAACTGGACCTTTTTCAGCCATATGGCGCGCCAGTAATTAACCTTGTTCCGCACGACCTTTCCGTAAAAGCCGAAGCCGACATAAGCCGGAGAAGCTGTCCCTACGGACAGTTCTTTTGCTCCTGTAGCTACGTCAACGGTATCGCCTTCTATATAGTCCAAGAGGGCAACTTTCGCCGCATCATACAGGTCGTCGATACCGATTGTGATTGTGCCGGACGCGAAGCTGTTATCTGTTTCGGCGACGGCATCATCAGCGTACAGTTTTACATCATTGTTTTCGATGTTTATATTTGCACTGATTGCTTTTGCCAATACCGCTCCAGTCCCATAACTGATAGATGAATCCGTTTCTTCCGCTGGAGCGTATACGGGGTATTTTAAGCCGATTTTTGCCATGTTCTACCTCCTTAATCGTCAACCGCACCCTCAATCCACGCATAAATGATAACATGGAAATATCCAGTGTCGTCCTCGTAGAATTCCTGGGTGCTCTGAATGCTAAATCCGACAGACCTCAAATTCCGCCGGATTGCCTTTTTATTGTTTTGCGGATTGCTCCGCGTGAAATAGTGTACTTGGATTGTCGTCTCGTCAAGAATATCTTCGTCGTCGGCTCGCAAGGCGGGCCGTTCATCGGCATAGTTGAATGTGATGTACTCATCATCCGGGCCGTTATAGATGTCAGCATGGACGGGAATATTTAAGGAAGATAGCGCATTTATTACCTTTGCATTTACGTTCATCCATTTACCTCCCTTTCAAATACTTCCTGCATTTTGTCAAGTACCGCATTCTCGCTATCTTTTATGGCCTTGGTCAATATCGGCGTTGGTGGTTGTTTTGATGTGCCATATTCGGCATGAGCAAGTTTTTCCATATTTCTTACGCCTTTCCGATCCTTTCCTGTCGGCCGCACCACTGCGTAATAGCCGTATTTATTCCGCCCTGCCTTTGTTTTTCTGACGGAATTAACCATATCTCCGGTCCTTTTATGCTTAGCCAGCTCCGCCTTAAGATTCCTTTCAAGAATCGGCATAGCCTCGTCGATCATCTTGGGCGCTATGCGTTCAACATCTGACAATTTCCCTAACTGCTTTAGAAAGCTATCAGGGATCTGAAAGTCAAATTTGCCCATATTACACCGCCTTATCCGAGCAAGTCAACTCCACTATGCCGAAGCCCTTTTGATAGGTTCTGACAATGTCGTAAACCTTTCCGTCGTATACAACCTGAGTCTGATTGTCCCAGTCCTCCGCGTGGACCTCGAACATCATCGACACGTTAATTCCATTGGCGTTGGCTGCGTAAAATTCTGCACGTGTTGCAGATTTGACGTTCGCCCATACCTCGGTATCAGTGTTCGTCTGCGTCGGATAGCCGTCAGCGTCCGTTTTGTGTGTGACTGCGCGGAGCTTAATTTTATCAGAAAAGAACATCAGGAATCAGCCTCCTCAGTGTAGTCCTTGCGCCGTCGCAGTTCGTTCCTAAGCGTCATATAGTCCTCTCGGTTCGCCTCGGCATCCTCGTTTGACAATCCGAATTTCCATCTTGCAAAACAACGAACAGCCCCGAGTATGAGGCTGTCCGTTTCGTCTTCTGCTTTATTTTTAAGCACGCCGAGCTGTTGGAGGTCAAGGCGGCACTCATCGATAATGTCCGTCAGTTCGGCATCAACGTCGGCAGACTGATTTCTCCGGACTGCTCGCCTTATCTTAGCGAGGTATTCAGCGGATACCGCCATAGTGATCCCTCCTCTACAAGAACAGAAATACGTCAACTGCCTTCTCGTCATGCAGCGCAGAATTCAGGTCGATTGTATTCTTTTCGATCTCGTCTGCATCTACTGCTAAAGTGGGAGCCGTTGTTTCCAATACTCCTGCCTGAAGAGCAAAGGTTAAAGGCTTATCTGACATAATGAACGGCAATCCTATTTTGTCGCCCCAGCCGACATCAATCGTTTCGCTGCCGGCCGCCACAGGTAACACAATTTTTGTAATTGTCTTAAATGCTAGGCTCCCAACTACCGGGGTAGTTCCGGTAAGAGCAAACTCTTCACTAATCGGCTTGTCTGCAATATTGGTTCCATGCACAATTACTTTTGCATTCTCACCAGTAGAAGCAGAAGCAACAACTGTCACATTCCGTGCGTAAGGCATGGGATTAAGAAATTCAGTTACTTCTGTTGTCTCCTCATTGTCCAACACCGCATCGGCAAGTATACCATCCGCATCGGCAGCGCAAGCCTGATCCGCAGTAAGATGTATATGTGCGACTGACAATTTGTGAACAGGCATACCGAATACGTCTGTTCTTAGCAATTCGTCATATCTATCCATTACTTCACCTCCAAATATTAAGAGGGCAGAAAGCCGCCCTCTTTTGTTTAACTGTCAGCATTAGACTTCTTTGTTAAGACAACGAAGCCCTTATCAACATATACGTTACCGCCAACCATAGCTTCACCTTTAACCGAAAGCAGGCCTTCGCCGAATTTGTAATCTTCTGATACAGATACTTCAAAATCACCGAAGAGACCAAGCTTATAGTTGTACGGATTGCCATATATCATGGTCTTTATTCTTGCTGCGCCTGTTTCTGCGCTGCCAGTCAATGCGGTAACATCAGAGCAAATGACATAACGAACCGACAGTCCACCATCTTTAATAATACCGGTGTTCGGATTATCACCGTCCGGAGTAATCTCATAGACGGCTTTCTTTTCATTGGTTCCTCTGACATCACCAAAAGCAATGAGGTCTTTCTTGTTGAGGAATAGCGCGGCTCCGCCGCCAACGTTTTCATCGCCACCGTATGCAAATACTATTTTGCGCAGCGTTGATGCATCGATCTTATAGTCTTTGGCAACCAAAAGCTCCTCTATCAAAGATTCGGGAACATCTTCTGTATTTACCGCATTGTAAATACCGTATGCCTGAGTTGTACCATTACCTTTCACAATCCATGCAGCAACCTTTTTCCTCAGCGCAATCAACGCACCTCTTCTTACCTTCTCTTCGTAAGCAAGCGGTGTCTGCCTCCTCAAATTCTTCCCGACATATGTCAGCACATCAATTGGGAATGGATTGATTGCCACAGTTCTGAATACCGGTTCTGACGGGGTGGGCGCAGTACCATAAGCAGTGTTTTCCTGAGCATCCTGCCAAGACTTTATGTACGCTTCTTTGTGTGCGCCTACGCCAGTCAGATCATCAACAAAGATCATATCAACAATCGATGATACGACATTAAAAGGCTCAGCTATACCACCTGCCGAAGTAGGTTTTGCCAGTGAGCCTGTGCTGAGCAACACAGACCTTGTTTCTTCTGCGCTGATTGACATTCTCCCGGTTTCAACAAGTTTTCTAGCCCTTTCTTCGAAGGCATCCCCGTTTCCGCGGTCCTGCGGCTTCTGCTCGGGACTCCCCAGTTTTCCAGCAAGATTCATCTTGGACCTGACTTCAGCTTCGTCCTTATTCAGGGCGTCAACCTCGTCATTAAGCTCTTTCAGTCTTTTTTCATCAGCGGATTCCAATTCCTTTTTGATTTCGGCCTTTCTTGCCATGATTTCATTTAAACGTTTTTCAAGCATTATTAGTTACCTCCACTTAATTTTAATTTGAGTTCCAGTCTCCGCCTCGCAAGTTCGGTCTCCACCTTGCGCTGATGTTCCCGAGCAACCGCCTCCGCATCAGCCTTGCGTGCCTCGATGGATGTATCATCACACGCCGGTATATCCACGGCGCTGACATCGTATAGACGCTTAATCCTGAGTACAGTCCACATGTGATTTTGATAGTCATAGGCTTCCTGTGCGATCTTGAATCGAAAACTCATGCGATCAATATAACCTTTCTCGATGTCGTTATAGAGCGACCGCCCCTCTTCTGTCCCGTCAAGTCGAGCGCGAATAAAAAGACCGTTGTCGTCAACGGTCAACTGCAAAGTATTATTTCGTGTCCGCGCCATCACGCGTCCCGAGTGATTGTAGTTAAAAATCACATCATCCATTTTGCAGTCTGTAAAAGCATCGCGAGCAATCTGCTCCTTGTATTCAATTCCGTCTATTTCAAACAGTACATACGGGGTATTAAACCTTACGGCATACCCTTCGGCCCACAATTCCTTTTTTCCTTCCTCGCCTTCTATAGGCAGCGCACGGGTTTGGAATTCAAACAGTCTTTCAGCTATTTTTGTTTTGTCCATTATCTTCATCATCTCCTTTCCCAGTCTGATACAATGACTGGTCTGTCGCTTTGACATAGTTGAGGCTAACCTGTGCCTCGTCCCCTCCCTCAACTGGAGCATACCCAAACATCTCACGCAATTCATTCTTTGTGAATAGTCCAATTTCCTTAGACGCATTCAAAATATGTACCTTCGTTTGTGTTGCAGCATTGAGCAATACCGATGAATTAAAAATGATCCGGTTTCCCGAATCACGTTCCCTTGGTGTAAAGCAAGCATTCGTGAAAGCCTGTCCCATTTGAATGAGCCTTGGTTCAACCACGCTTTCATAAAATGCCTGCCACTGTGCTTCTGTATAATCCGACATTAAAATATCGTTTGACACTCTCCAATATCGAAGGATATTCTCTCGTATTTCTTTCATCTGAGCAGCATTTGCGCTCCAAGGCGTAACGGTCAATGGAGTATATTCCTCCATAGAATCCACGCCTACAATACCGCCTTTTTTCGCAGCTTCTTCGAATCTGGTAGTGAATTCATCCGTAGATTTTTTCACATCTTCCGGTGAAAGCATTGCTTTTTTTTGTTTCAAGAGACCTCGCACTTTGTTTGATACCGAAAGTGCCTGCATTAAGCCTTCGTCAGATGCCTTCTGCATGTCTAGAGTATTGTAAATCGGATCATTTCCATCCCCGCCAACGTCCCTGGTATTGAAAAACTTACGGAGAATCACAACATCCTCAATGTTTAAAGCTTTTTGTATGCCTTCATAATCCGTAAACTGTACCGCATATCCTCCGCCATCAATAGGCAATATTTCAAAGTTATTGTACTGAATCGGAATCATCATTTCCGGATTCGTACCATTCCATTTGATATAACACATTGCCGTTGTGTTTGCTTCTACGTGAGTTACAAGCTTATATTTCAAGTCAAATCCTGTCATTAATGGATTGGGTTTCTGGTTCAAGAGCTTAGCATAAGGCGAATTGCGCTTTATTTCCTTGATTCGACCATCTTTATCCAGGATGACATGCAATGCCTCAGCTTTTGCCGTGTGAGTAGCAATACAATCAATTACTGCCCGGACAATTTCTTGCTCATAAACCGCCTTATTGAACGGAGCGGATCGGGATGATGTTCCGTTATACACATACCGGACCTTTATAAAATTAAACAGCTTACTGAATAAGCCCATTTACATCACCCCTCCTTTTTCGGGTTATATTGAAATAAATCATATTTCTATTAGGCTCCAAATTATCACCTTCAATCATCGGACGTATCGAAGATATTCTTCTTCATGGTTGCAATATCCTACAAATGCATTCAAAAGGCTTACCATACCGTCTATGCGCTTTGTTGCACTTGTTTTCACGGGCTGGATACTTTCTATTCCGTCTTTGTTTGTTGACTTTTTCCCCGTGTTTAACAAGCACCAACGAAGCATGGGATTGTTTTGGTAAATAACCTTATGCTCCTCTAATAACCCGCCAAGGCGCTTCATGGGATATGTCCAGGTCACAGGTCCTTGACGGATCTTCTCCATATCGAAACCATACTCTTTCATTTCTTCAACCCAATACCCGGACAGGGCTGCATCATAGCACACCCACAACGGACGGATATCATATGTCGTAACCATATCGGCAAACCACTGCGTGACTGCGTGATAATCAACCGTCGCACCATCGCAGATATGTAGATGCCCTTGTTCGGCCCATAGCTTATAAGGCGCTTCTCTCTTTGAGTTCGACTCCACAGCGTCAACCCGAGATTGTGGCAAGAAATATTTCTGTAAAACATAAAAATTCTCATCATTCGGCTTGCGGATTAACAGTGTCGCGCACGTGAGGTCGGTTGTCGCAGAAAGATCGCACCCCCCAATAGCATATGATTTCTGTAAATACTCGATCGGTACAACCTTTTCATTTACAGCCGCATCATAGGTTATCCATGCTTCTGCCGTGTTTTCAGGAATGTTAAAATCCTTTGTCAGTACAGTCGGCAGGAATGTCGGATCGCGTTTCGCTTTTTCTACGTTTTCCGCCAAAGTCAGCAGGCTCTTGATTTTCCCAAGCCCTGGATTTGCTTTTGCCCAACATTCAGGCCTTGTCCATTCGTCGCGCTCGTCCAATTCGTAAATAAGCGGCAACAGTCTGTAATCATGGAATCCGTCCTCCCATAAGGCAACCTTTGAGCAATAGTTATACTTGTTATCAAAGAATGCCTCACGAACAAAACCATTTGTAGAAATAAGCCAAGCAAGCGGCTGCTCCCGCGCTGCCTGAGACTGAATCATAACGTCGTAGATTTTACTGTCTCTGGCTTCATGGAATTCATCGAGACTAAAGAAATGGGCGTTCATACCGTCCATTGTTTTGGTGTCTGCTGCCAGAGCCTTGATAAAACTGAATGTTGCGGGAAAATAAATATCGCTCTGACGTTTCTTTGTAATACTTTTTAAAGCCGGAGACTGTGCACGCATATTTACAGTTTCGTTGAAAATAATTGCTGCTTGATCTTTTTTATTTGCGGTGCAGTATACTTCCGCGCCGCCTTCCCCGTCAGCAATCATGGCATATTGTTCAATGCCAGCCGTCTCCGTTGACTTTCCACATTTTCTACCTCTAATATCTACAACTTCTCGGATCCGGCGATTATGCGTATCTTTTTCTTTCCAACCATAAACAAGTTGAATTTTTGCTTTCTGGAATAGTTCAAGCACAACAGGTTTACCGGACCATTTTCCTTTTGAGTGCTTACAGAACTTCTCTATGAAATTGATAGGTCTTTGTCCGGCTTCTTCATCAAAATAAAAAGGGAAGTCTGGAGGCGGATTTTCCATCCAGCCAACTTCCCTTTCATAAACGGCTTTTACTTTTCGCGATACAACTTCATCGCCCGACCGTATAGCTTTGAGATATTCTCGCGGCCAGTTCATTTCTTTCCACCTATCGCAAAACGAAGAATTTCTTCGCTCACATCACCGGACGATTGGTCTGGAAGTTTTTCAGCTAATTGCTTCATAACATCCTTATAATTCCTAACCATTGAATTATATAATCGTACAACGGGCCTCTCACGCTCATACGGTTCTGTCTTTTCGGATTGGGTGAACATTTCTGTATGGCCGCTTTCGTTGAGGTCTTTTTCATAATCCTCAAGGGCAACTCGCATAAATGCCGCTCGTTTTATAAGACCGTCATACAATTTCAATACATCTGCTGGCAAATCTTTATATATCTTTCGAAGTCGCTTGTCCTCGGCCTTAATTCTTTCTTCTATGCTTTTATCTTTTGCCATATTATCACCTCTTTTTGGTAGGGGGGGGTACTGCGTATCGGTCAGTTACGGAAAGGGCAACGCATCGGTTTTCTCTCGGGCCATGTTTGATTGCGGCCCCCGGGGGGACTATGCTCTTATCACCTGACCGTTCTCATCAAAACAATAACCTTTTATTACATCTCCGTCATAACCCTTCGTCTCTTTTGTATGGCAATTGTGGCATAAACTTATTAGGTTATCAGGATTAAGAGTTATCGTTGGATCACTGATGTTTTCCGGCGTAAGCTCTATAATGTGGTGAACCTCCTCAGCCCGCGAAGAGCAATACGCACAAGTATATAAATCTCGCCTCAATACTAACTTTCTACAATCTTTCCATGCCCTTGAATTGTAAAATGATTTTGCAAAGTCTTTAGCCATTGATCTCACCTGTTATAATGCTTATAGGCGCCCTAGATTTCAGGCGCCTAACTGAAAAGGAGGTGGTTATGAGAGAAAAGCAAACCGGACGCACCAAAAGAAAAAGACTGCTGGATCGCCAACAGCCTTTCTGATTTTAAATATACTTTTTCACACTATCATAATATATCACTCCATTGGACATTGCAAGGACATTTTTGATAATTTCATTGAGTAAGTTAATCAAGGCAGATAACGTGACATATCTATAATTGTGTATCATTTTCCACGTTCCGCTAAACTATTGATTTACAAACATTTTTCTGTGATTCTATTATCATTATGTTACATTTGCGCATTATGTATCTTTATTTTTTCTTTTTTGAATATTTTTGAGATTTTCATTATAAAAATTAATTTCAATCGATATAAAAAACGCCTTAAATTTCAACGTTTTTGCCGCTGAAGTTTATGGCGCTTATGTGTCCTTTATTCATTATGTCATATTTAAAACAATTTAAAAGTTTTTATTTTATCGTTGATGGTATCTTGAGTTACTCCGATGTAAATTAACGTTACAGCAGGCGATGAGTGATTAAAGATCATCTGTAGTGTAACCACATCTTTTGTCTGCTGGTAATAGTGATATCCAAAGGTCTTTCTCAATGTGTGGCATCCAAAATTACCTTGCAATCCTATTGCTCTAGCCGCGTCAGCCATTATCGCATATGCGCGCTGTCGGCTGATTGGTTTATTATATCCTTTTTGGCTTCGAAACATATATTCATCGTCTTTTATATTATGGTTTTCTATGTATTCAGCCGCCGCCTTTTTTAAGATCGGATTAATTTGTAGTTTTGTCTGTTTTCCAGTCTTCTTTTCGCGGAAGTAGAAGTAGTTCTTATCCCTGAAGTCTTTGGCCTTAAGTTGGAGTACATCCGATATTCTGTATCCAGAATAGAATCCTGTCAGGGCGAGCATATAATCTCTTTCGTTCTTCTCTTTCAGATAGTTTACGAAATTGATGATATCGTCTGTATTTCTGATCGGATCAACACTATTCATCTTCCACAACCTCCTTGTAAATTCGTTGCACCTGTTTAGCAGACATGCCTAATTCTTTTGCTATTTCCTGGAATGATTTTCTCTCGCATCTATGAAGCCAAAATATTTTATACTGTCTGCCTTCAAGGCTATATAGTAACCGATTGATTTGTGCCAGTTGATCCTGGAGTAGCCTCAGCATTTCATCGCATTCGCTAATTATTTTATTTATCTGATCAATTCTTAAGCATGCCTCATCGATTGATAGGAAATAATTTGTTCCCTTTATGCCAGTCGGTTCAATGCTGACGTTTTTCATATATCCTTGTGGACCACCGAATGCTTTGATTATTATTTTTTTGCGTTCCATTTCAAGCTGGCTTATTCTTGTGTTGTAATACTGGATTTCATCCAATAGATCCTGATACGTCTTAGCAATCATTTCATCACCCGCTTTCTGGCCCTTGCGGCTTTGATTTGCTCTGGATCTTTGCTGATTACTATGGGATAATTCGGGCGTCTCTCTGTCTTCGTCTCATAAATGCCAAGTTTTACACAATCTGATGGATCACACCCTCGAGAATGGCCAGTCTGCGTTATGTAATCGCAATACTCCAGATTGCTGCTGAAATGGGATCGATATTTGCAGCTCTTTCTTTTACATTTCATGGCCACCCTCCAATAATCTATGCACATCCTCAATTGTTGTTTGCCTGTCCCCTATGTAATTCAGATACCGATCCATCCGCTTGCTGATTCTTTCGAGTTGCTCTGGCGTCGCGTGGAGCTCATCTTTCACGGCCAACATCATTACTGGCAGCGTCAGATTAACAAGCTCGTCCATGCTTTCCTTACGCAGCTCGTCTTTATGCTTTTCGATCTGCTTTATTACCAATGTTTTGAGCTGCTTGTCGATTATCGGCTTCTTCTTTTTCGGTGGTTTTGCTCTTTTCACCTTCCAATCCACTCCTTTATTTCTGCGCCCTTAGTAATCATTAATGCCTTACATCTGACCTAAAGCATAATCGTAATTGATACGGCGATATGTTCTAGCCAACCACTCATCCGTCATTGCCTCAAGTTCTTCTTTTGTTTCGTCACATTCCTCAAAGCGTAAGGCATCTTCGATCATTTCTTTTCTCTTTTCTTCTGGAATAGCCATCGCGCCATTTATAATGGTTTCCAATTCATAAAAGTCATAGATCATAACTTTTTCTCCCTCCTTAGTAGAAATTATTTAAAGTATCAGCGCCGCCCAATCAATTCCTTGGCCGCACTTCGGGCAGCAAGTCCACCCGTCGCCCTCTTTGAGCTCATAGCCACACGCTCCGCAACGAGCGCCTTGACCTATGAGATATGGCCCTTTCGGTATCTGCTTTTCAGCAGCCGGCAGGATAGCTCTGACAGCTTCGTCGATTTCCTTCCAATACGGACCGTCGACAAAGTGATAAGGTCCGCTCAATACCTTTATTGCATCTTCAATCTTCATTCTGTACCTCCCCCTAAATATCTGCGCATTCCTGCGCTATATTGGTGATATCTTCCCAGACCACAGCCAGGTCTTTCAGCGCTTCTTCCGTCGTAGCACCATCGCCGTTAATATCGTATTCGGACAGATGCGCTAAATATCTGTTACCATCTTTGGTGATTTTGATGTTTTACTCTTCCACGATCTCCCCTCCCTGAATAAATTGATTACCTCTAGTGGTTGTAAGTTTGATTTTCAACCTCCACGGGTGATAAATAAAACTAAAACGGCAAGTCAAAATACTGCACTTCGTACTCTGTTTTTTCTCTTGCGTAACCCAAAATATATTTCAACGGTTCATATGCTTCAAAAGCCGAAATAATATTACGAGCAGAAACGTTATCTACAATAAAGCTATCAGTAACACATACTCCCATATTGTTTCCTCGGATAGTATTGCACATTACCTTATTACCAACTTTAAGCTCAACGTCCAAAGGAACTTCAAATAAATATTTTTTTATGCCATTTTCATGTTTTATGAATACAAGATTCCTAATATTTCTCATCACTTACCTCCAACTAACTCCCGAAGCTGGTGAACAGATCCATCTGCCCCGGAATACCTTGTGCTTCCTTCCTACTCCGTCTAAGCGCCTTGTACTCGTTGTACTGCTGACGGTATCGATAGCTGTCACCAAACACATTCCACGCAGCCTTTACCAGGTTCGGTTCAAACGGTCTGATTCTTTCCAAGTCCTCTACCGCTTTTGCCGATATGGGGCAGCCGCAGCATCCCGTGCGAGTCAATCCGTACACTTCGTAAGCATCCGAATATCGGATTTTGTAATAATCCTTGTACCATTGCTTGTCCGCATCTGATACGTAGTATAGGGGCCGGAGTCTGTATTGACCGCTTGAGGTTTTTGTGAAGCACATCGACGTATTATCCTTGCGAGGAACTGACCTCATTCCGCCTTCGTCCCTGCGCTCGCCCGTGATTACCATATCAAACCCCTTTTGCACGCTATGTGCAACATGCTTTTTACAGTAATCGCAGCACTTGTTGCTTACTTTAAATGGGATTGGATTCTCTTTGATAAAATCAAGCATATACTTCGATGAATTTATGACCAGCTGAATATCTGGCCTTGGTTCCCCCTTAGAATTGCAGCAGCATAGGAAATTAATCGTTGATTCGCACCCTGGATATCTTTTTTTAAGTTCCAGGCGTTTTGCCGCCTTATCCTCTGCGTTTGCGTACTCTTCGGCGATTGACAACGGGATGTTCTTTTTTTGGACTCCCTCCAATCCGGCCGACATAATTTTTGAAACAAACGGTTGGCCATGCCTCCGAGTGGCGCTCACTATGTCGTTTCCTTTCTTAGGCCGATATTCTTTGATTGTGACGCCATACAGTTTCTCCATCTCGCGCACGTGCCGTTTTATTGCCTCCATTTCAAGCCCTGTGTTAAAAAAGCAATATTGGACGGGAGGAAGGTTGAATGTTTCACGTACAGTCTCTATCAGGTGCAGCATGATGTCGCTGTCGCTCCCGCCGGAATAGGAACAGATTGCGTTCGGGTATTCCTTAAGCCTTTTGGCTATTATGCTTTTTATAGCCTCAAACTTGTGCGGTGCGTCAAAATCTGCATATGGAGGCCGGTCTGTGTACACTTTGCTTTTATATGTATTTTTCATGTCTATCTATTCCTCCGTCCTGACGAGCGCATAAACTCTTCTGCTTCCGCACTTTATAACCGAAAACCAAACTGCCTTAACTTTACATATCTGATTCTCGTTAAGATAATAAATCGGTTTTGAGACCTCTGCGGCATATGATACTTCATCGTGTACGCCTTTTCCGACAACCCCGTTCATGCTGCTGAACACAAGGCAATCGCAGCACCCAACCGCCCACAGGCAATCTGACATTATTGATTCTTCGTTTTCGCTGTCATGCGATATGTCACCGTTCGGGTTGATGATCTCGGCGTCAGGAAAGGTTCTTTTTATCAGGTCAAGTTCGTATCTCTCGATCTCTGTATCGTACTTCCAAAGATGGTGTGCGTAGTAAATTTTCACTTCTCGTCCTCCAATCTTAGTTAGAATTATTTTTCGACTTTCTGTGTCTCTCTTTGTGGCATACCTTGCAAAGCGTTATGAGATTTTCAGGGTTGTCTTGACCGCCCTCAGAAACTGGCTTGATATGATGAACTTCTAATTCTCCATCAGAAACAGGAAGCTCTACGCCATATTTGTTTATGGCTCTATGTATCTCTCCGCAGTCCTGACAAGTGAAATTGTCTCTCCTGAGAATATGGGTAGAATATCCACCTCTTCCACGATTCCAAGTGACCCACCGGTTAAAATCTTCTCTACAATCCGTACTGCAAAATGATTTTTTCCGGCTTCCTTCGATCTTCTTTCCGCAATTCTCACAATGCCCTTCAGGCACATATGACGGACGCATCACAGTAACATCTCCATATCTCTTAATTGCTTCGCACAATCCTACTAGCGGTCTTCTTTTCATTTTTTACCTCACAACTTAGCTTAGAATTGTTTTAAATGGTTTGCGATGTATTCCTCAACATTCTTGCCGGAATTCCTGACCTGAATAAGGCGCACATCGGACCTTCCTATATCTCTAGCCCATTCTTTTTGCAATTTTGTTACGCCGTTTACGGTTATTTTTCTGCATATGCGCCGATTAAGAGATTGATCTCTCTGCGGTATCCACTTGCAGTTAGATGGTGAGTATCCAAGATTATTGTCAAGGCGTTCAATGCTCAAAGTATCATCATAACCGTTATCGTATGCCCAATTATAAAAGCTCATAAAATCTGACTTCCATTCATCGCATACGGTAATCCCTTTTGCGCCATATTTTTTATAGTTGGTGTCACTCTTGCAATAACATCGAGTCTTCATGGATGCCCATATCCTATAAATTCTTGTTTTACTTTTGCTATGTGTGGTATTGAATAAATTTACCATTTGTACCTCCCAACATACCTTGGATTATTTTTCTATCGTATTGACTAGTTCGAGAACATCAAATAAACAATGAGTTTCAGAGCCAGCAGAACCCGCATAGGTGTGTCCGATTTGTAGTTCTTCATGAAACCACTCTCTGATTGCCTTTTTCCGGTTGTGAATTTTAATTTTATAGAGATACATCTTTCGGTTTTCCTCCTTATACTTAGGACCTTACGATATACTTATCTTCTACGCCGTGACCGCAACAGGCTGATATGCAATTCTCGATGCGACCTAAACAAGCATCATGTCCCTCTTTTGTCGGCATTTTCCCGCATTTGATACACGTCCGGCTATCATCATAAATTGACTTTGTGTCTTGATATCTCCAATCCTGACCGTCAAAATATATCTTATGTCCTCTCGAATTACTTGTTATCATTGGTTCATCCCTTCTTGCCTGCTTAATCTTAGCTACGATCTGACGGCATTATCGAACTTCCATGCCGGATCAAGCCCCTCGTAAAGCAGCTGTTTATTCTTTAATGCAGCATAGCAAAATTCTTTTTTTGAACCTTCGCTGTCTGAATAGCCATCCAGAAAATATGCCGCTTCGCAGACATCGATCATTGCAAAGCATATGTGCAGATACTCTGCGTGACTGAATCCTTGCTGCGGTAATCCTGCTGAGTGCATCGGGTATGCCCCCAGGCTGCGGAGGTATTTTTCTGCCTCCGCAAACCTTTCTTTATAATCGTCAGTGCCGGTAATGGGACCGGCAATATAAACCTTTAATCCTTCAAACATATTTCCTCCTAACTTCCAAGCCTTATTCCGAAGGCTTCCTCAATATTTTTTAATCCTTGGTCTTTTTTGTAGTATTCAGTCATATCCACACTGGAGTGGCTAGCGAGTTTGCTCACGGCTTTTATTTCATAAGGAATCCTGCGAATTTCGCATTTGTAATGAGTTCCTTCGGTGAGGTTCTCAATTGCCGAATGCCTTAAACAATGTGGTGTAAAATGAATCTTCCTGCCTTCTAGTTCTGATAGGATCCGGCTCATGATCTCACACCAACTGTTAGCCGATCCTTTTTCGCGCTTTCTGCTTCCAAAACTCGCCCACAGGCTCTCATTATCGTCTTCGCCGCGCTGTTCTAGCCAAAGCCTCGCTGCTTCCTTAGTACGGTCGAAATAGATAAGCGGTTCCTTCTTGCCGCCCTTCTTAATGACTGGGTTTGTGCTGTTGCGAGCCGGATTATAAAAGCTTTCCTTTGTTACCTGCATCAGTTCCATCCGGCGCCCTGTAGAATCGTATGCCAGCGCCAGGAACGTCGCTATCTGATATAGCTTCCTTCGCAGCAATTCGTGATATAATCTCGCGATCTGATCATCTGTGAGGAATACAATCTTTCGAATGCGTTCAATCTTAATGCCTTTTACCTTCCTGCATGCGTTATTCTCATAATTTAAATCCTCGTCGTCCTCTAGGCGTTCGCACCACGATCGTATCGTTGAGATATAATGATTATGGCTTGCTGTTGACAACCCACATTCCCGCAAATATAAGCTATAATTGCGGAAATCCTTCTTTCGAAGATCGGTAATTCGCTGATTTTCAAGGTTCTCGAGTACATAGATTAAAAATCTTTTAGCGTTACCTTCGTAAGTCTCAACTGTGTCCTTTGAGCGCCCCTCCTGCCGTAATGTCAGCAGGAATTCTTTTAATAGCCTTTTGTTTTCACTGTTTACAAGTGCCCATTTCTCAGGCGTAACGATTTGCTTTTTCATCTGAATCTCCTCTCCGAGACTCAGATGTTCGATGATATTAAAATATGTTCGATGATGTTAGTCTCTAAATATGATTTTTACTCCAACATTTTTCCAGAAAACCGACCTAAAATGCTTTTTACATCGCAAGGGAGTGCTTTAATCTCTTCCGATCGTTTCAATTTGGCCCTATACGACCGCATGAAGTTTGATGCGATAACAGATTCGTCTCCGATGTCGGCAAGAGCCCAATCTTTAAGCTGGTCCGGCGATGTTATATTTTGTAGAATCTCAGGAAGCTTCGCATGCTCTTCGACAGCGTTGTACACACTGTTTCGTATTGCTTTTTTTATCAGAGCCCAAGCTTCGACCTCCGTCATCGTCTCTGGCGCCATGAGTTTTGCCATTATAGCTTTTATCTGTCCGATCGCCGGCGGGAATCCTTTTGTGTCGGTTGTGATATAACTCTTTACTGCACAAGCTACGATTCTGGAGTCATCTTCCTCAAACATCTTCCACCAGCAGTTAACCGCAGCGGTAAAATCTTCGCCTTTATAAAAACTTGGATATGCCGATTTGATTGTCTCCATAAGGAGTTTTGTTTCGTCCCGATTCATAAACACTCTCCTCAAGCATCAAGGAAGGATTTGGCCTTTTGTTTTGACTTTAATTCATGCTCTTCTACAGCACTTATCACCCATCTCCGTATAGATAGATAATCGCTCCTATTTTTATATCCTTTCTCTTCACGGTAGGCTGATAAGTATTCTATTGCTTTAAAAGCTTTGACATCTCCGTACTCATCAATGAGTTTCTGGAATTCGTCTGGTGTAAGCTTCACGTTGTTAAACGTGCCATATATCTCCTTACCTTTACTAACCTTATCTATACTATCCTTATCTGTCCTTACCTGCGTATCCATTTTGTATACATTCTGGATACATGGCGGATTTTCAACGGTTTGGCAGATTTCCGCGTCATTTTCTGTATCCATTTCGTATCCATTTTGTATACATTCTGGATACGTTTTGTCTATTAGATGATAGGTTTTATTTGTGTCAAGTTTTAGGAGTGCTTTTTCTTCTTTGTATACCGTTTCGGTATAGCGGTCCTTTTGTATGTAATTGTTGATATTCCAATGTTTTATGACAACTATACCCTTGTCAAACGGTATGACAAATTTCTTTGCTATGAGCAGACGTAAATCATCATCAGACGCTCCAGTCATTTTCATAATGCTTTTTGGAGCATTGATAAATCCGTCGTCATCCGCTCGCATTCCGAGGTCATAATATAGGAGCCTTGCCGATGTCGGCATTTCCAGAAACGCATCGCTGCTGACGATTGTTAGTGCAAACATTCTCCTTTTAGCCACTTGAAACACCTTCCTTTTTAGTTTTGAAGCATTTGCCGCGCAAGCAGGATCCGTTTTTCATGTTGACAAAGGCGCACCAAGTGTCTTTGCGACGGCAGTAAATCCGACCTTCTTTTTCTGCGATTTTGTCCCATGTAGTCATGCGTCGCTTCATGGTTGACAATCCTTTCGCTTGATGATATTCTTATGGTGAGTTTTATGATTTGCGCCCGTTTCGGAAGTTCCAGTTCCTTCGGGTGCTTTTTTTAATGAGGAATTGACCAGCATGAAATTTGTCTCAAGACTAGCCTGAATAATTATGTCTTTTAAGCTTTGATTAATTGACTGATCTTTGATGTTTGTCATGGAACATACGTTGCCATTATGGTTTTTATATATCTCAATTCGCGCAATTTCTTTGATCATTAGCCGATTTCCTCCCCTCTAAATTCCCATTTTGATTTGGGATTCGTCGATTTCTTTTCCGAGCCGACGATAGTGCGGACGGACCTTTACAAGTCTCTGCCCGCGGGCCTCAGCAACCTTTTTTCGCATTGGAAGATAGTTGACATAGAAGCTCGTCAGATATGAGTCAATCACTCTTAGAAAGGTTTCCATTTCTTCAATATCTTCCGTTAATTTGTAGGTGTGTGTCTTGTTGTCGTGAATAATGCAATGTCCTTCCTTACGCAGCTCTTCAATAATAAGCCTTACTTTTCTGTCGGATAGTTTTGTTTTACACGACAGTTCTGTCCTGGTACGTGGCTCTTTAAGCAGATTTAAAATATAATCTTTCATGATAATGGCGCCTCCTCAATAATAAAATTGATGTCGGCCGATGCTCCCGCGATTGACCTTGTCGGCTGCCCAATATGGCTCTGGTCCGGAATGGAAATGCGTCACTGGATCTTGAAATATGCGTATACCTCCATCAAAGACATTAGCTACTGCTAATTTCACGCTGTCGGGAATTTCGCCCTGATATGGATATGCGTATTGTCCTGGAGCTTGTACCACTTCCGCCGGCGTCATATTCCAGAGTTCTGCGCGGTCCAGGATCGTTTGTGCTACCGCCATTTGGCCTTGTAGATCTTCGCCTCTGGCTTCCGCTGCTACTACTCGGCAAATTAGTTCACGTTCCGCTGGAGTCAGACTTATGACTGATGGGTTATCTTGTGATTCAGAATTGATTTGAGACTGGTTTTCAGAATAAACTTCTTGTAATTCAATTCTCATATCATTAAGAGTATTTAAGATATCTTCTTGCATCATTATGATAAGAAGTTGGTTCCCGAAAATTATGCTTCCAAGAGTGCTTATGATAACGATCAGGATTATGGATCTAATTAATGTATTGCGTTCCTTTTGTGCGTGTCTTACTTCAGATGGTGTCAAGGTCAATGTTTCTGATCTTGCTTTCATGATTTAGCCTCCTTTCTTCATCATCTTGGCTTGTCCATCATGCAATATTTCAATGAGTTTCTACACGATTGCTGCATCTACCGCTTTCAGATATCCATTTTGCAAGTATTAAATATGCCTGGTTGTCTTCTGGAACTGGATATCCTTTTACAGAATCTCTCACTGATCCATCTGCCATGATATGAATGATTCGAGTGTCCTTTTTATTTTCTTCTTTCATGCCTTCACCTCACAGCAATCTATGCAGTTTCCAATTTGTCCTATGACCGATTGGATTCAAGTGAGTCGTTAATTAGCTCACCGATATCGACGCCGAGATAGTTGGCAACCATTTTTACTCTTTCAATCGACGGAGTATTCTTATTCCATTTACCGATGCTGCCATAAGAAAAGTGCAAATCTGTCTCTATGCGCCTTACGGAGATCTTTTTACTCCGACAGATTTCTTTAATTCTTTCATAAAGCACTATTTAATCACCCCCTTTCCTGAAAATTTCACGCAAAAACTTGACATTGTGCTGAAAATATTCTATATTCTATTTGCGGTTAAATACGTAATATTTTCAGCATCATTTATTTTACGTAATTTTCGACAGCATTACGTAAAATATGACGTAATTATATTTTTATTATACGTAAAATTTTCATGATGTCAATGATATTACGTAAAATTTTCTAATTTTTTTGAGGAGAATTATTATGGGGATATTTGATGTCGTGAAAAAACTATGTGAAGAAAGAAATATATCAATTTCAAGCGTAGAAAGAGATTTGGACTTTGGTCGAGGATCGCTTTATAAGATGGAGACATCCTCTCCGAGCGGAGATAAAATTTCGAAAATTGCGGATTATTTTGGTGTTTCAACTGACTTTATACTAGGGAAAACAGAAATCCCAGATGCCCCGGATAATATTAAGAAGATATTAGACACAAAGGATGGACTCTATTTTAAGTTCGCAAAGAAGGCTGAAGAGCTTGATCTTAGCGAGAATGACCTGCAATTTATTGTAGAAACATATTTACTTCACAAGAAACATAGTGACAAATAAATAATATATGCCCGGGTGTAAGAGATGCGTATAATATATGATAATATTCAATATGCCTTATCCTGTTTTGGAATCGATAATTTTATGACCAAACAAGATGTTTACTGTGCTGCTGATATCATAAGGATCGAATTGGAAAAGCCGAACAAGAAATCAATTAACCCTTTTTCCATTATTTTTAAATACCCAGAGACTCTCAAGCTTCAGTATCACAGCTTCGATTCAGATAAAATCGGCGGGTTTATTATAAAAAATAACCCCAATGTAAGCCATTCATTGATCACCTTAAACGATACAAGAGCTCCAGAATCAATAAAATTTAATTGTTGTCACGAATTGGTTCATTTTTTCACGCATCCATGTGATAGCTACACATGTGCTTCTTTCGTGAAGGATCTCGATCCATTTGAATATCAGGCAAATGAAGGGGCGGCAGAACTCCTTGCGCCATATAGAGACGCTGTTCCTTTTATCGCAGAACAATGGGAATTAGCCCGTATTATTTCAGAAAAAGAGCCGCGATGGGGAGCTTTACCATACGCTTTCATTATTCTGAGGGTATCACAAAGATATGATGTCAGCGAATGGATTGCAGAGTATCGGATTTCAAGTCTTACTTATGAAGCATACCAATATATTAACGGAAAAGATATAGATCACTTGGATATAATTTCAAAAAGAAAACAAGACGAAATGGGAATCGAGTTGCCGCCTCTCTCTACTCTTTGCCGTTCTGGGATTGAATCATTAGTTTACATTCCAAAGGAAGTAATTCTGGATTGTTCGGAAAGGTATCAAATTGAAAAGAAGCGCTCGTTTAATCATAGAAATAAGATCGATGAGGTTTGTTATGTAACAGAAGAAGAGAAAGAGCTTCTGGATCGTTTAAAAATTGGAGAATGATGGGGTGATCTATAATGTTAAGCAATAATATAAGGGCTGGTTGTTACGTGCGGGTATCTACAGAAAATCAGCTTGAAAATTATAGTATCGATGAGCAGACAGAGCGGCTCGAAGCATACTGCAAGTCTATGGGGTGGAAAAATTTCTATTTCTATCCAGATCCGGGCTATTCGGGCGGAAACATGGATCGGCCTGCATTGCAACAACTTCTCAAAGATGTATCAGACGGAAAAATCAACATGGTTGTCGTTTACAAGCTTGATCGACTAAGTCGTTCTCAAAAGGATACGCTTGTCTTAATCGAGGATCATTTTTTATCCAAAGGAGCAGAATTTACATCCGTGCTCGAAAGGTTTGATACATCAACACCTCTTGGAAGGGCTATGCTTGGAATACTATCGGTTTTCGCCCAGTTGGAGAAAGATCAAATAACTGAGCGTTTTACAATGGGAAGAATCGGCCGTGGAAAAGCTGGATATTTTCATGGAGGTGGACATGCCCCAAAAGGGTATAGATATGTTAAAGGTCAAAAGAATGGGGACGGCCGTCTTGTTATTGATGAATTACAAGCTGCTCAGATTAGGGAAATATTTGAGCGCTTCTATCTTGGTCACAGCATTAATTCGATTTTTGAATACATGAATGAAAGATATGGAGGATGGAGCCATACTAATGTATATAATGTGTTAAAAAACAGTGTTTATATAGGAAAGGTTAAGTTTAAGGGGCAGGAATACGACGGGAAACACGAACCGATTATAGATAAGGATTTATTCTATAAAGTACAGAAGCTTTTGAAATCACCCGAACGAGAAGATCAAAAAACAGCGCCACAGAAGACACCGTTTCGCGCCGGTTATGTTCTTTCTAGCCTGATATACTGCAAAAGATGCGGCGCACGCTATAGTGCAAATCATGGGTATTATAAATGCTATTCCAGAGCAAAAAGCGACAAAAAATATATAATAGATCCAAATTGTAAAAATGACAATTGGAAGATTGAAGACTTGGATCAAATTATAATGGATGAAATAAAAATGCTCGCATATAATCCAGTGTATCTAAATAATCTATTCGAAAAACAAACAATTAAGGCGCATCAAGATGGTGGAATTTTAAAAAGAATTAAAGATATTGATAATCAGATTTCTAGATTATTAGATTTATACCAGATAAAGAATTCTCCTATAAATCAGATTGCCCCTAGGATCGATGCGCTTCAGAATGAAAAAGAGAAGTTAGAGAAAATATTAAATGAAGAAACATTGAATGATTCAATTGATAAAAGCGATTTCATGAATTGGATAAAATCATCAGAGATGGTTTTTAGTTCAGGCAGTATCGAGGAAAAAAGAATGTTTATAAGCTATTTAATTAAATCTATAGAAGTAGATGGAAAGTCGATAGCAATTAATTGGAGGATATGA